GCTTTCAATGCACGAGACTTAGCTGTAACAGTAGTCTTCTCGATTGAGAAAGCCATCTCGTTCAAAGTAGTTGTATCGCCGAAACCTTCAGCAGTTGAAGTAGCTACACCGTTACCAGTAGTATAAGAACCATCAACTGGGTTTGAACCAGCGTGAGTGCCTGTACCAGAGAAATCAGTGTCTGCTTCGTTGAACAATGCTTCTGTGCCAGCCTGAGTAGAGTAGTGTGACTTCATAGCGAAGATCAAACCAGTAGGGCCAGTCATTGGTTGAACACCAGCAACGTCATATGCCATCAAGTTAGGCAGCGCACGACGGACAAGGCTGATGAGGATTGGGTCGTAGTTGTCAACACCGCCACCAGTTTGGTTGGCGTGAGTTGCTTCTGTGATGTTACGCTCTTCACGAAAAGCCTTTTCTTGGTTTTCGAGAACGACTGTAGTTACAGCCTTCTTGTAAGGGTCTGCAATTGAAGCAAGATCACTATGCTCCAAGATTGGATCCCACTTCTTTTGTAGGTCTTCTGAAAGATACATTTAAGTCTCCTTGGTTTTATTTTTCAGTTGTTTTTATAATAACTATATTATTTATAAAAAATTTACTTTTGAGTTAATTAAAACTTAGTTGCTTTTGATATTGCTTGAGCATACTTAGACATAACTGTGTTAGTTACTTCGTCGGCTGCCTCAAATGTGTCCTCAAGCTTGGCTTCAGAAACCACATCTTCACTAGGAAAATAGTTTTCTTTAACGACTTGAAGTTTTTGCTCATATGAATCCATGCCTGTATAAGTAATGTCTTCGACTAATGTTGCAAATTTTTCTGCCTCAGTAGACGCTAGGCCTTCTGAAATCTTAGCAAATACTTGCTGCTTCTTTAAGGTAACAGCTTCTTCTTGAATTGCTATTTTAGACTCAATTTCTTCGTCTAATTTAGCTGAGAGGCTATCAATTTTAGTTTGCATCTCAGTCATCACATCATACTTCTCTTCAGGCACTTCAATGTAATGTTCTGTAAATACTTTTTGCATTCCTTGAATGAATGACTCAGTGATTTCGTTACGAAGACCATAATCAACAGCGATTTGATTTTCTGCCATCCAGTTCTCAGTAACATAGCTCAAGTATTTGTCGATGTTTTCAACAAGTTTTTCGCACTGAGCTTCAAATTCAACATTTGCTGCTTCAGTAAGCTCTTCTTCGATAGTAGCAATTTCAGCACTAACTCTTGAAGTAACAACAGCCTCAAATACTTCGGCTGCTTTTACTTTGAATTCTTCTGTAAGGTGATCTTCGTCCGCAAAGAGCGCTTTGAGATCAGCTTCAAAAATAGTAGTTTCTTCGACTGATAATTCTTCTTCAGTAATTTCTTCTTCCACTACTTCTTCTTCCTCAGCGATAACGTCTTCAACAACATCTGCTTCTTCTTCAGAAATAACTTCTTCTTCTTCAGTTTCAACTTCTTCTGCTGCTAGACCAGATGCTTTCTCTGATTTGTCATCAAAGTTAGGAGCTTTACCGGCGCCTTGTCCTTTAGGTAAAGTAGTGTCTTTTCCTTTCTTAGCTGATGCCGCTTTCCCTACTTCTGAGGTTAAGCCGCCTTCTGCATTGCCAGTACCACTAAGGTCTTGGATTTCAGGGTTAGCGTCTGAACCACCTTGAGCAGGACTAGAAGCGTCACCTTGTGACTTATCTTTGGGGCGATTTGCAGCACCTTCCATAAGTTCACGGATTTTGGATTCTACACCCATGTTTATTCTCCTATTTTCAGTTGTTTTACTGTGTTCTAATGTATATTTATATTAATTAAATTTTAGACAACTTTGTCAAGAAGCTTTCAAAGACTTCTAGCTTAACAGCCTCAAGTTCTTTAGTACTTGCAGCTCTAATCTTAGTCTTTGATTCTTCCAATTCTTGTTCTTGCCAAATACCGTTCACAAATGTCCACTCTTTATTTTCCATGATACCTTGCACATACGCATCAGGAGCAGAAGGATCTGCTACGATGTCAGCAGCAGTAGCTAACATGAAGTCCTCTTGCACTTCATTAACACCGTTTCTTTCTTTGAGTGAACCCAATCCACGAGAGCTAACGCCTAAGCTTGCACCTTCGCCAATAAGTTCTTTTACAATACGACCCATAGGTGTATCAAGTATTTTTGCTCTACCGATATAGTTGTCGCCGTCTTCTTTGAGACCAACAATCATATGAGATACACGGTCAAGATTAACTGTAGGACCATCTGGATGTCCTAACTCGCCGTATGCTCTTTTCTTATCGATAGATTCTGCTGTGTAACGAGCAACCTCTTTCTGCATCACTTCTTTGGGATACATTCTACCATTACGGTTCTTGAGGTTTGACTGCAAGAAAACACCTTCAATGAAGTGTGACTTCTTACCAGTCTCTTCGTTAAGTTCGGAGATATATTTAATCTCTTCTGTAACTTCTTTAATAAGTCTCATTATCCTAAGTCTCCGTCAGCACCTTGATGCTGCTGTGAACCGTAACCGCTAACTTTAGCCACCTCAACAATGATAGTTCCGTGTCCATTATTAAAGTCAATTACGATGTCAGCATCATTTTGTTCTGTGTCAGAAAATCCATGAAAATCTAATTCTCCACTTCCGAACAAGTCCCATATCACTACACTGTCTCGTGTGATAGTTATGTCTGCGTTCTTGTCTGTTGACCAAAAAATTCTTTTAATATTTGCTACAGGTGAAGACTGAGTTTCAGAATCTTTCTTTAGCGTTGTAGCCAGGGCAATAGTGGCAGAGTCATTGTTTTCGCCGTGAACTTTTACGACCCCTTGGACCTGTGTTAATTTTAGAACAGTAGTGACTGCTGCCATTTCTTATCTCCGATTAGTTCTTTTTGTTTACTAACTTATCTGTGGCTTTCATGATGCCAGCTTTTCTTTTTACAGCACCTTTTTGAAATGTATCTGCCAAACTAGAGTTTGTCTTTTTATCAGTAGCAGAACGAGTTTCTTTAGCATCTCTTTCAAACTCTTTGCCCATTCGTTCTCGACTACCATAACTAATAGTAGCTTTCTTAATGTAAGAACCTAAAGTCTTCTTAGAAATCTCTTCAATCTCTTCGACTTCTTCTTTCATTTTCTTTTTCTTTCCGTAAGCACCTTCTTCAACAGACTTGTGATCGCAATCGCAATCTTCTTTAGGGTTCTTACGATCACATCCGCACTCGTTGCACGTTTCTTCGCTGTAGGCTTCTACTTCGTCTTCTTCTACGCCTTCTCTAAAGTTTTTAAAAGTCTTCATTCTCGTCTCCAATAGTTTCAGGTTCTGCGGCAGGATCTACTTCTAGTACATGCTCTTCGCCGTCTGCTAAACCCATTGCTTGCATTTCTGGATTCTTAAAAACTGACTGCGCCAGCTCTTGTTTATAATCGTTGATTGCATCGCTTGCACGATTCATCATAAGATCGTTGAACTTAGTTTGAACATCCGCACCATTACCTTGTGCCATGCTGTCCATCATATCTCTAATTGCTGCTTCACGGTCCATTATCCTTCTCCTGTTTGTTCAACTGCTGCGGGATCTTCTTCCTGCTGCGACATATTCATTTGATGTTGTTGATCTTGAGTAACAAACGGCTGCTCTAGAGCCAAGTCTTTTTCAATCTGTTCGATCTCTTCATCAGTCAACATTAATACTTTTCTTTGTACATATGATTTACTAAACAAAGTTCCCATGTAACTGGCCATGCCGTTCAGAACTTCTACTCTGCTTCGTAATATTTCTTGATTCTTTGATTCTGTATAGTATGCATCTTGTGCAAACTTGTACATCAAATCATCTTTTATGTTTTTCCAATCGTCCTCTGTGATGATGTTCTTGAGAAGAAGTTGAGTCTTCAACAAGTCATCAAACATTACACCAAATTTTCCTCTAAGTCTAGATACAAACTTGGTAAACTTTAACTCGTCTCTGTTTATCTCTGCTGATCTACCAAAATTGATACCGGCTTGCTGCTCCAATCGAGATACCGGAACATTAAGTGATTGATAGAGTTTCTTTTGAAAATACTCTACGTCTTCAATTTGACCTAGATTCTGTCCTGCAGGCAATGTATCGATTGAAGTACCGTTACTGCCTTCTCTACGAGGCAACCAAAAGTCTTCTAACATGGACATAAACTTTTTATCATCACGGATTTCACCAGTACCAGCGTCATACACTAGCTTGTTGCGATAACGATCCATGATGTCTTTAAGATACTGTTCTGCTTTGTTCGTAGGTAGATTGCCTACATCAACATAAAATATTCTTCTTTCAGGAGCTCTCGTAATCCTATAAATTACTACGGCATTTTCCATCATTCTAAGTTGATTTGCAGGTCTTATCGCTTTGTGCAAGTAAGACAGTGCAATGTTTTTATCTTGATCTACCAGTCCAGACGGGACAAAGGTAATAGCATCTTTAGTAATTTTTAATGCATTGTCATTGGCAGGAGCTTTGTATTGCGCTGCCTTCTGTGACATGCCTTTCTCGTTGAAAATATAAAACTCTTCAACGTCTTTAATAAACTGTATGCCTTGAGCATTCTTTTCTTTGTGTACTTGTTTGACCTTAGTAATCTTTCGTGGGTCAATGTAACGTATATCTCTAATTCCTTTTCTGGGATTAGCAGTATCAATTACTTTATGAAAATACAGCCGGCCATCGATATACCAACGTCTAAAGTAATCATGAGATCTGTTTTTAAAATCTAATATCTCAACTATGTTTTCAAACTCATCACGAATTTGTTTTTTAACAGACTCAGAAACCTGTAACTTATCTGTGTTCAAAGTTACAGGATCTTCGTCATCTAAATTAGCAATAGCGTCATCAATAATATCTTGAATAGCAGTGTCAACGTCAGCCATAAGAGAAATATCTCTGTACCGTTTGATTAACTCTGCTTCATTGTTGGCAACGCCTTCGAGATCAAGATACGTGCCATAATACCCACCTGCTCGTATACTTTCTACGCCGCCTTCATCAGAAGGAGCCACGAAAGACTTCTCAGTCTTAGGCGGCTGCTCCCTTGAGATGTTAAACCCAAATATATTCATTCTGTATATTTTTCCTTTGTACTACCGACTTAAATGTTGTCGTAGTGTGCGTATTGGAAAGTCACTGTAAATTCTTCAATTATATCGTTCTGTGCGTACTGCAATGCAATCTCAGACATCTGAATTGGAAATGCATCACGCAATACATAAGTACCGCCACGCAAAACTTCGTCATTTCTATCTAAATGCTGTACAGTTATGTCTGCTTGATAATCAGATGGTCTTATAAGACCTGTATTATCAGCAGTTCCATTCATTCCTTCCATCCACTGCTCAAAAGGACGACGGAGTGATTGACCAGAATCGTTGACAATAGTTATTGTCCACGGATCAAAAATTCTTTCGCCTGCCAACTTAACTTCACGACCACGGTACTGAAGAACCGCTGGATTAACAGTAGCTGCAGGAACAGCAGCACCCGTTACTAAAAGGCTATTCGAGACATCGACACCAGTCACATAACTTGGAAAGCCTAGCAAGACCCTAAATTGATTGGGTCTTGCTCCTCCTGCGCCGAGTCGAGCCTTAAACTCTGAAATATTCATTTAAATCTCCTGTTTACTTTTTTATTTATATGTCTAGGCACCAACTTCTTCGAAGGCAATTCCAGTGCGAGTAGCAACAAAATTGAGTTGAATGAAGTTGATTGACTTAGCAGGTTGAATGAAAATGTCTGCCACGAAAGAGTTGCCATCAACTACTGCTGATGTATTATTTGTTTCGTCACATACTACTCTGAAGTCATAAACCCCTCTGCGGCCTTGGACATCTCGCAAGAAAGGTTCGACCAAATTCTTGAACTGTGCCCTAGTAAACGCATCGTTGAACTCAAACAATTGAAACTTGGCTGCGGTAGCAATCGCTTTCTCAATTGTAATAAACAGTCTGCGAACATTGATTCTGTCAAACGCACTTGGCTTCTCAAGCATAGTCTTGTCACCAAATAGAACAATACCAGAACCAGGAAAACCAACAATTGGGTTAATACCAGCTTTGTATAGAGTATCTCTATCTGATTTGTTAGGAGAGTAAGACAATCTTACAGCGTTCTTAATTGCTCCACGGTTATAGCCTGCTGGAGAGAACCACGGATCAGCAGCTTCATCAGTACTTGCACACAGACCGGCAACATCACCATTACATGGAACCCATGAATATGAGTCATAGTATCTGTTATACATGTACTTCCAGCCAGAATCCATTACTGCAAAAGAACTTCTTGTATATGAAGCCATCTCAGCGACCATTGCCGCAGCTTCTCCGCCAGTATTGTCAACAGCAGACGCTGCTGCGGGAGAAATGAATACCATACAATCTTTACGAACTTCAGCGATGTTGTCAATAACATAATCGCCCGTAGCTGCATCAGCATCGCCTACGAATATAAGATTAACATCGACAAGCTCATCATTTGCAAACAATAAAAAAGCAGCCTGACGTTCTGCAGGAGTAGAAACTCCAGACACACCTAGAGTCAGTGAGACTGTTGCTTCCGATGGTGTATGATTTGAATCAAATGCAATAGTACTGTCCGAGTTGCCCCATGTAGTAGCAGCAGCAGGATGATCTGTCCACCAAACATATTGTGATCGATCATTAATTACGCTTTTGTAGTAATTTGAACGACCAACTGAATCTTTAGCACCTGCAGACTTAGATACGCCTGCAAATTTTTCAAGAACAGTACCTGCTGTGCCAGTAAACAATCCATCTTCGTCAATAACGATGATGTGCATTTCATCATTTGATCCACCACTTGCAGCAGTGCCGGCAGTAGTCAATGGTGCGTAGTCAAACTGACCAGCATATGCCCAGTCTGTTGCCATAGTAGCAGTTGCGGTAGCTCCACTACCTGCTCCTCCAGTCAGAGTAATAGCAGGGGCTGAAACATATCCGTTACCAGGATTCGTGATAGTTATTGATGTTACAGCATCTCCTGTTAAAGTGGCAGTACCAGTTGCAGTAATGCCGCCTGCAGGGGCTGCTGCAAACGATACAGTAGGAGCTGAAGTATAAGAAGTACCACCTGCTGTGACCGCAACAGACGCAACTGAATTTGTGTCATAGTCTGAGCTGTCTGCGAAAGATACTTTCAGTGAATTTCCGATAGCACCTGGGTATTTTGCTGCCCACATACCATTCGAACCAGAACCATCTAAATGATTGTTTATGTAATCAGTTTCATTTTCGATTAATACGCCAGCAGTTGAACCTGCGTTCAATGCGGTAGAAGGAATTGCTCGTACTACTTTGAGTGTTCCCGTATATGCTAGAAATGATGCAGCAGCAAACCATGATCTGTTTAATGTTCCTACAACTGGCGGTCGACCAAATCTAGATACCAGCTCATTTTCAGAACTGATAGTAGTCACTACATTACCTGGCCCCCATATAAAGTCACCAGCAGTGCCACCGATAGATGTGCCAACTGCGGGTACTACAGAAGTAAGGTCTTTTTCGGTTACCTGGACTCCAGGCGATAGCTGAAAAGCCATATTTATTCTCCTCGTTTAAAATCAGACAACAACGTTATTTGTTTTTGTTCTCTTTTTATTTATAAAAACTAATATTTGAACTCAGATTCCTTGAGCTTTTTATCATACTCTTCGTCTACCAACCAATAATCTCCTCCGGCTACCCAAGCTTTTTGCTTATCATTACTTTTTCTCATGACAAAGGGTGTAAGATTTTGAGAGATGCTTTGCATTTCTTGATTGTATAGTCCGTCTCTTGTGTTTACGTCAACAAGTTCTTTAAAAAATGGCATAGTTGATAACCAACCAAACAATACCATGCACATAACACAGTCATCATTATATCCTTCGTCAGCTTGATACGAGTGGCCTTTTTCAATGAATGTTGATATTTCTCCAATGATGTCTGCATCAAAAACTAATAGCTTTGATTCTTCCATTAAGCTTTTAAAATTAAAACACCCTTGTCTTTTTACTTGTTTTGATGTATTTACTCCCATTCTGGCTGCTCGACCAAACCCAGGAGTCACATACTGCCTATTTTTTTCAGTCACAGTACTAAAGATATTGTCGTATTCTATTTCTTCATGTAGAATTTCTACTACCTGTCCGCCAATATCATTATTTTCTACCAAAACAAATGCATTATTATAATCCTCTCCCACCTTTGCAATGATATTAGGATACAACATTGGTGCTATTTTATTGTTTCTATACTTTGCTACCACACGATACGGCATAGCAGTAATGTCAAAAACTACAAAAGCGGAATAGTCTCCTCCTATTCCTCTTGCGGTGTCTACTGTTATGCAGTAGTAATTTTTTTCTTGAGGCGCCTCATATATATTTAATCCATCATTTTCAAAGATTGGATCTTTAGAACTCAGTGTAGCAATTGTTTTAGCATTAATAAGGGTGTTCGATGAACCGAGAAAATTACACAGCACTTCTTGATTAAACTTCAACTCACCTAGAAGTTTTAATTGCTCTTCTGCCCACTTCGCATCTCTTCCTGGTATATCAGTGTAGGGAATGAAGTGATTGACGAAGCCGTTATGACCTTTTTCGGATTCATTCCAGAACTTCCAGAAATGATTGTATCCTAACGGTGTAGATGTGAGTAGAATCTTTGTAGTTTCACCAGCAGAAATTGTAGGATAAACTGAAGCAAAAAAGTCATCTGCCACGTTGTTTGGAATAATTGCAGCTTCGTCAATATACAACCAGTTGACAGACTTGCCACGAATGCCAGATGATGTTGTTGCTGCTGTGAACACTCTACAGTTATTCTCTAGCTCAACGTCACCCTTGTTCCAAGTCTTTACACCTTGCTGCATCCATATAGGAAGATTCTCGTACATCGTTTGATAGCGTAGAAGCACTTCTCTTGCAGACGCAGTTTTATTTGCCATAATAGCAACTGTCTTGTCGGCATTAAAAATCGTGTAGTGAAGAATACATGCAGCAGCAGTAACAGTTTTACCTTGCTGTCTGCCTTCCATGAGAATAACTTTGCGTTCGTTGACAATGATATCAACTTTTTTCTTTTGACATTCATACAACTTAAAAGGCTGCAGCCCTTTGTCTAGAGTAACAATTTGACAATAGTTTTCTATGAAGTAGATGGCGTCTTCACTGCATTTTAGATATTCTTTTACCTGTTCTTCAGTAAAGTCATGCTTATGTCCGATTGATTTAAGATTCGGATTGCCGTGATATGAAGTTTCTTCTGACATGATTTAATCTTGCTCAATTACTTTTTCGGCATTGATTGCTCTCAGTAGGTCTTTTGTACTGCCGACAAAAAGATTATTATTAGTTACACTTGCACTTTTGGGTGCAGCATCTTCGCCTTTTACTTTCTTTGCTTTGTCTTGAACATCAAGCATGTCTTTAGCGTTGTCTTGTAGAGTCTTGATTAATTGTCCTGCAACTTCATATGCTCTAGGCTGGTCGCTATTTCTAGCAATATGAAGAATGCCTTTAACGGCTTCTTCGCTGTACTCAGCAGTGCGCTTCAAAATATCTCTCGCCTCTTGAAAGTCATCTTCTAGATCCTTTTCGGCATTTGCAGGCGGCACAGGCAGATTATTATCTACTCTTGTCTGCTTCAGATTACTTTCGAGTGCTTTGGTTTTATCTTTAGTCTCAAATGTATTATCTAAACTATCAAAAGGATTATTCAATTGTATCACCAAAACTTTCTAATATAGTAGTTATATATTCAAATTCATCCGCAGGCGTTAATGTG